AAGGATAAGCTGTCTGCTGGCGAGGCCGCCCAACCGAATGGGTACGGCCTCAAGGATTATGCCGATGAGATTCGTAGGATGGAGGAGATGTGTGGGGACAGTGAGGTCATTCGCATAATCGACCCTCGTTTAGGAGCGGCAAGCTATCAAAAGTCGGAAGGTAGTTCTAACATCATCGATGATCTATCGGACGAAGATATCATCGTCCAACCGGCAGAAGCACTCGATATTGAGACAGGATTACAGGCTATCAATAATTTATTAGCATGGGACCGCGATAAACCGATGGATTTGGATAATAAGCCCAAACTTATGTTTTCGGATGAATGTCAAAATCTCATAAGTTGTCTTCAGGCTTATCAACCAAGTGCTGGATTAAAATGTCCGAGCAAAGACCTGGTTGATAATTGCCGTTATTTTTGCATCGGCAATTTCGAGTATTTCAGCGAGGACGAATTAATTTCAACTGGAGGAGGAGGGTATTAATTATGGGAGTAACTAAAAAATGGAGTCCAATGAAGCGAGACCAGGTGGTAATTTTGCGAAAGACTGGTCTGAGTTGGCCAAAGGTCAGCAAATCGGTGGGTATCCCCCGATCCAGTTGTCAGAAAATTTGGGCGGAGGACTCAAACGGCGATATGGAACTGCCTAAACCACCGGCAAAACAGATAGAAAAGGCACGGGTTCTCAAGCTCGTCCCCAATCCCCGCCTTATGCTCATCTATTTTGAGGATCGGGAAGGAGTGGCAAGATGCGTAAAGCGTCCCGAGCAGAATCACCCTGTTAAATCGGAAGTATATGTCAAACGAGTCGAGGGAGACGATGATTTGTATCGAATCGCATGATCAACAGGAGAAGCGAATTGATGCCATGCTACAGGAAATGGTGGTGGAGGAGGGCTTGTCGGCATTTGAGGCGGGGCGTGAGCCAAACAATTTCACGCTGAAGGAAATTAGCGAATTTATCGGAGTGCCAATCGTGGCAGTACACAGGGTCGAAAAAGAGGCTTTGAAAAAACTTAAAAAAATAATGTTAGAATTGGAGATCAAAAATGGAAATACAGGAATTTAGCGAAAAAGGCCCGGATGTCGATGCCATCAAAAAGGAGTTCGATTCAGCGAAAGCGGATCTCTCGTTTTGGATGGATAAAGCGGAACAGGCGAGGGAGTGTCGATTTAACGAATGGGCGGGTAAAGATGAAAGCGGAAAGAAGAACGGACCGGAGGCATTTCCATTCGATGGGGCATCTGATTTAGATCCAAACTTGGTTAACCCGCTGATCGATGGCGATGTAGCCTTACTCTCTCAATCGTTATCACAGGCCAACCTCGTAGCCGCTCCAGTAGAGTCGGGAGACATTGGCTCGGCTAAAATGGTAAGCGAATTTCTGAAATGGCGGATGAACTCAATGACGGAACTCCCGAGGGAGGCCGCTATCGGAGCGAACTATTTATTACAGAATGGAATCACTTTTTTCGGCACTTACTGGAAGAGGGAAACCACTCGAGTATTTAAGGATATAAGCTTGGAAGAGATTGCTCAAATGAGTCCCGAGTTAGCAATGGCGATCCAAGATCCTGAGATGAAAGAGGGAGTCGAAGAGATGCTGTTCCCGCTATTCCCGAATCTTAAAAAGCGAAGAGTTCGGAAAATGATTAATGAACTTCGTAATAAAGGAGTATCGAAAGTCCCGACTGAGAAAGCGGTAGTAAATCGCCCGGCAATCAAAGCATATGAATTGGGTAGGGAAATAATTATCGACTCAAATGTAATCGATTTGGAGTCTGCCAGGAGCATTCACTGCATCCATTACTATAGCCCCGAGGCTCTCATGCAAAAGGTCAACGAGGGATGGGATAAGAAGTGGATTGAGGAGGTACTGGAGAACAGCAAAGGCTTTTATGCAGATGAAAGTTATAGCTCTGACCTCATGTCTTACGATAGTGGCAACTTTTACGGGACACAGGATTACGAAGGCATGGTTCGAGTTATTACGACCTATCGTAAGGAATTGGATGAAGACGATGTACCTATTTGCACGATTACTTGCTGGGCGGATGAAGCGGAAGGGCATGGCTTCCATAGCCCGATGGAATATGACGAGGGCAGATATCCCTTCGTCTGCATAACGCGCGAAAACCTCAACCACCGCCTACTTGATTCCCGAGGTTACCCCGAACTTTTAAAGAGTTATCAGATTGCAGTTAAGACCGAAATGGATTCGCGGCGTGATCGGGCATCGATGAGTACTTTGCCCCCTGTCGAACATTTGCAAGGCCGCAAGCCGGATCGTATTGGTCCAGGTGCGCAGATTCCAGTCCGCCGAAGGGGAGAAGTTGGGTTTATGGAAATCCCTCGCTATTCACCGGCATCTATGGAAGTCGAAATGCAAATCAGGCAACTCGCAGACAGGATAACCGGTCGAGCAACCTCCGCCGAAGACGCAGTTGAGGCAAACAGCATTCGCCAGCATTTGGTTAATCAGTGGCTTAACGGATTCAAACAGATTTTAAATCGGGTATGGTGCTTGGATAGAACTTATGGCGGACCACAGATTTGGTTTCGGGTCACGAATAACGAGCAAGGCGCTCAGTTGATGCTCGATGAGACTGCGGAGGTTTACGATTTTAATATTACTTGGAACTCGATGAATCAAGACGAGGAAAAGGTTCTTCAGAAATTGGATACTGTGGGTAAATTAATGTCAACTTACGACAGATCTGGTCAAGCTCGCTATGACATTTACCTTCGCAAAGTTTTAGAAGCAATTGACCCGAACTTAGCTGGTCAATTGATCGCCCCAGCGGAAGAGGCAACCGACAAGGAGATTCAAGAAACTTCATCTGATATTGCCAAGATTGCATCGGGTCAGGTTGTTAATGTACCGCAACAGGGAGTAAATTCTCAGCTTCGTTTACAAAAACTACAAGAGTACCTCCAAGGAACTCCCGAAGTACCAGCAACCGATGTCCAACAGCGTATGCAAGAGGACGAAAACTTTGCGAAGAGACTTCAAACATATGCGGGTCAGCTTGAAATGATGCAGACTCAACAGCGGAACGCACTAATTGGCCAACTCGGCACAGCCCCCGGAAATGTACCAGGGACATCAGCATGACTTTAGCAGATGCAATAAACGGCCTCGGCGAACAAACCGAGTGGCTTACCATTAAAGAATTTATCCGCGAACAGCGGGATATGTGCTTGGTCGATTTCCAAGACTATGCCCATGTCGATAATCCACAAAAACTTGCCCGTCTGTCGGGTGAGATTGCCGGACTTACACGAATAATTGAAAGTTTAGACAATGCCGAAACTGACCCCCCATCAGCAATTTAAAAACGAACATCGGGCCTTGCTAAATCGCTGGCTCGAAGAGAGTGATATCGATGACCAGGAGATGGCGCAAATCGCTCTAACGGATGTAGAGGAATGGATGGACGAGGAAGTTGTCGGCTTTGATTGCGACATGGACCTCGATGATGGCGAACACGAAGCGTAAGGGACACCTTTACGAGCAGATATTTTTTGCTGAAGCGCTAAAGCACGGTCTTGAGGTTTTCCCTCCGCTCGGCGATTACCTACCGGTTGACTGCTTAGTTATGAATACGGCGGGAAAGATTTTTAAAGTTCAGGTCAAAGGGACGGAGAGTAAGTCCAAAGACAAAGCTCGGGGTGGATTAGGTCGCTATATGGTCACCACTTCTAGCGGGACAGCCAGCAAGGAGACAATCGACTGCACAAAGGTCGATATTGTCGCGGCATATGTCGAAGACGAAAACACTTTTTACAATATTCCATGCATGGAATTAGACGGGGCAAAACGGATAGGTCTATACCCTCACAACCCAAACTCCAAAGCCAAGCACGAGAAATATCGCGAGGCGTGGGAAGTGTTTAAAACTCCCTGAAAAATTTTCTTGGCCCCCTGTCATAATGGGATGTGGCGAACCATTTCGGTACGCAGAAAACGCAAGAGTGCGAACTTCCCAAACGCAGAGAATTATGGCAGATACAGAAATTAGCGAGGCTCCGGCTACAACAGAAGCAGAAACAAACACGCAAAGCATTACGACTCTCGAAGAGTTAACGGCATCGTTCGTTGACAAAGTTGAGGAGAGTGAAGCGAAAGAGGAATCTGAAGTGGAAGCTGGTCCCGAGACCACAACCGCAGACGCAGAGACCGACCATGATACAGATGTTCTTTTACAGTCTACCGAAACCGAGGAATCGGAGGAGGAAACGGAAGAGATAGCCGAAGAGGAGGAGTCCACTGATGGATCGGGGGACGATGAGCCGCAGTCTAAAGCTGTTGGTAAACTTCTGAAACAGGTGAACCGCTTGACCGCTCGCTCGAAATCGAGCGAAGAGCTTGTCGATACACTTAAATTAGAAATTGCATCATTAAAATCTAACCCTCAGAAGCAATCGGAATCTAGTCAGCCCGCCTTAGAAGAAGTCCAGGACTTTCAGTCATTGGAAACTCTTCGCAAGGAAGCTTTAGCCGCCAAGCGATGGTCGCTCCAACACATCGGAAAAGATTATGTCGAAGTCGATGGGAAGGAATATGCCGATGAGGATATCAGAAATATTCTCACCCAAGCAGAAGATTATCTAACGGAGAAGATCCCCGAAAGGGCAAATTATCTCCAGGCATCCGCTCAATGGCAACAGGATACGATCAATGCTCATCCGTGGATTTCAGATAAAGTCGATACTGATATAGCCGAAGAACGGAGATCCGTTTTAGGTCAGATAAAAAGTCAGTATGCAGACATTCTAAAATCCCTACCAAATGGTGATTTTGTAGCGGCAACACTCGTAAGAGGGGTTGAAGCGATTAAATCAGATCAGGCGGCTAAGACAGCCAAGCCTAAAGCCAAAAGGGTAGCCAAAGCACCCCCCTCATCGATGGGCGACTCAAGTCCCCCAGTACAAACCTCGGCCACTCGAAAGACTGCAAATAAGCAAAAGATTTTGGAGCGTAAAGTCATCTCGGAAAACGATCTCGCCGCATTTCTTGCGGACTAAAAAATTTAAAAATCTTAAAATAAGGAATTACTAAAATGTCTATTGCTACAAGTTACAATGTTACCAGCACTAAAGGTGCTAGGGAAAACCTCGAAAATGTATTAAAAACAGTTGAACCTACAGAGACACCTTTGTACTCGACTTTATCTCAATCCGCCGCACCTAAAGCGACTCTTAACGAGTGGCTTGTGGACTCACTTGCTAGTCCTGAAATCGGTGGAGTAATTGATGGGGTTGACCTCACAATTTCTGATGCTCAAAATCTTATCGACACAAGGGCGAGGCTCGGAAATCGAGTGCAAACCCTAAGAGATATTTTTTCCGTATCAAGGCAAGCTGAGATGGTAGATGTTGCTCCTGGCGGATCTTTGATGGCATCGAGCCGTGCAAAAAGTTTACTACAGTTAAAGCGTTCAATTGAGACGGCAATCGGATCAGGTAATGATCAGTCTGCTGGAACAAGTTCCGCGGGTGCTTTGATGAGCGGGCTCGGGATTTGGTCAAATCCGTCTGCGACCGGTTCGACTTTTGACACAACCTTGAAACAGGGTTTTCGTGCAGTAAGTGGTTCAAGAGTAAGTCTTTCATCCTTGACTGAATCCGCTTTTCGTGGGCTTCTTCAAGCTGTTTACACAGCCGCTGGTTCTAAAGGTACTTACATCCTTTTTGCTGGTCCAGCCGTGATGAACAAAATCACTGACTACACTCGTTCGACTACAGCTAATGGAAACTTTAGCTTCGATCAAGATGTTAGTGGCAAGACCCTTGTCAGAAGTGTTTTAACTTATGTCTCCGACTATTCAACTATAAACATCATACCGGACCTATTTTTAGGTCGTGTAAATGGTTCTGCTAGTGGTACTGACACAGTTGAAGGCACAGTGAATACAGATCGCGCTTATCTCATCCCTGGTGATGACACAGTAAGTCTGAAATTCTTGGAGGGTATCACGATTCAGGATCTTCCTGACAACGGTGCTGGAAAACGGGCTTTCTCTGAAACGATGCTTTCGTTGAGGGTCAGTAATCCCCGCGCACTTGGAAGTATAATTTAGGTTTAATTGGTTTATTTGGTGTTATTTTGGGAGGCCGGTTGGGTAGTGGCCGGCCTCCCTTTTTCTTTTTAAAATATGAGTCTTAATATCATAGTCAAAGGCGGGAAGAGAAGTGGAATGTCGGGCGAAGAAATGGCCCACTACTTATCGAAGAAAGTTGAACGGGATGCCGAGCGAGAAAAAGCTGGGTATAGTAAGCGAGCAATCGCCGCCCGAAAGAATGCCAAGAAACTTGGTGGAGGAAAAGATTTCCGCTTAGTTTCTGCAATTGATGCGACTACCTTTCTAAGACATGAGATCCAAAACAAGGGCTGTATGTCTGATTCAGAATATCGCCGAGACTTCGCAAAATCGAACCCAGAAACGGTAATCGGATCTTAAATATATGGCTAATTATCCAACTGCAACTTACGCCCAACTCAAATCTAGGTTTAAAGCATTAACGGGCTTAGACTCACTTCAAGCGAGCGATTCGAGTTTTCTTAGGGACTTAGTCAATCGAGCGGCTCGCACGGCACATGAAAGATATCCGTGGCCTCAATTTACCGTCATGGGTGAAAGTGTTGCGGTAGTCACCAGCGATGCAAATCGTTTACGAATTTATGGGACTAGTAATAAACTAGCAAACAATGCAAATGTAGTTTTTCGGATACATAAATCCGATCCAACATCGAGCCGATATCCTGACGAGTATACTTATTTAACTGAACTTGATTCGGGCGGCTTTCCATCTGTCAAAATTATTGAGCCTACAGTATTAAATGGTGTAAATGTTTTTATTACTTATCGGAAGGATCTCAGATCAGAGATAAATAGTGGATCAGCCACATCCGGATATTACGGAGATGATAGCGGGGATAATTCGGAAGTTCCAAATGTATGGTTCGACTACATGGTTCAGTCCTCGTATTCCGGATTTTTAAAGGGGGACGGGCAAAATGAAAAGGCGCAATTAGAAAGTCAAAATGCGGAGGCGATTTTAGCACAGGAAATCGATGTGGTCCGTGAACAGAGCCGCCAATATCGGAATGATATTTTGCAATATCGCGCACCTTCCCAATTTCGGCGGCACAACATTCAAGCGGGCGGTCAACCAGTTAATCCTGGTATCGCAAATGTTCAGTAGTTAGATGCGAACCATCGATTTCACAGCTTTAGAAAAACGCTTTCAAATGGCGGCGGGGTTACCCTCGTTAACCAGCGTGGATGAGTTCTTTTTCAAACAGGCTGTAAACACTCGGGCAGATTTAGTTTGGTCACGAATAAAATGGCCTGAACTTCAGACATTAGTGGAAAAGACAGTAGCGGCCACCACTTCGCCAATAGCCGCCGATAAGGCAGTTCAAATAGATAATGCGGTGGATATTCAAGATGTATTCAAAGTATACAATAAGAATCCGCTTACTGATCGCTCGGCCATACTCATCGATTTTCAGTTAATTAATGGATTTGTCGTTTTGCCCGCCAATTCGACACAAAGTTCAATATTCATAATGGGAAATTTAGTCCGACCCGAGTATGGGAAAGATTCAGGCGAGGAACAAAATGTACCCATGTTTTTAATGAACTACCTGGTTGCCGGATGCCTATCTGATTTTCTGAGGGGGGATGGGCAGACTGAGGCGGCCATGCAAGAAGAGCAGAGGAGTGAGGAATATCTAGCTTTAGAAATGGACAGAGCCGAGCGACTGGAAGGCCAAAATAAAATAACTTTTAACACCTACCCGAGCTACTCGTTCGGGGTTAACATTCTAACAACACAATAAAATGGGATTATCAGGAATTAATGTTTTAAACAGTATGGGAGCCAATGGTTCTGCGTATGTAAACGACACAGCCGCCCACACAAACGGCACAGATGGCTGGACCGCAATCCAGTTTACCGAGGACTCAGTCCTTGCTAGTTTAGTCGGTAAAATGGATGACTCAGCGGATTTAATTTCCGATGCAGTTACCTTTGCGGCCGGCCAAGTTTTGTATGTACCGGCAACTTCGGTCTCCTTGGCTTCGGGTGCTTGCATCTTATACAAGGCTTAAACGATGCCGGATCTCGCACTAGGCTTACTAATAGGGGAGGGCGATGCAGATTCGCACATCCCGCCCATCGGAGTAGATGGTGCAATTCAAGCAGAAAGCGGACCCTTTTTAAACACAGAAGACGGAAACATTTTAGCATTTGATTAAAGGAAAATAAAACATGGCGAACCGAAAAATTTCATCTTTAGACGCACTCGGCGGAACCCCCGCCGTTGGCGATATCATCCCAATTACCGATGTCTCGGACACCACTGGTTCGTCTAACGGCACAACAAAAAAAGTAACAGTTGCCAACCTAGTAGCCGCTGCTCCACAAGGCGATTTACTCGCATCGAATAATTTATCTGACTTAACGAATGCCGGCACGAGTCGGGCAAATTTAGGACTGGGTACAGCAGCTACAACAGCAAGCACAGCCTACGCTACATCAGCTCAAGGAGCGAAAGCGGATACTGCTACTCAGCCAGGTGCTCTCGGCACTGCGGCACTTTTAGATGTAGGACAAACTGCAAGTAAAATAGTACAGCTAGACATCTCTGCGAGATTACCAGCAGTTAACGGATCGCAATTAACGAACTTGCCCGCAAGTGCAGTCGAAGGTACAGCAGTATTATCAACAGGCGAGGGAGGTGGTACTAAATTCTTACGAGAAGATGGTGATGATAGTTGTTCTTGGCAACCTATTGTAGTTGGAGACGCAGAGTTAAGA